AAGGACAATCACTGGTAATTGTAGAAGACTGCATCAGTGCTATTAAAATAGCCCATATAAGCGATTCTATGCCTGTGCTGGGGTCAGATATCAACCGAGCTAAGTTATCGCGTCTACGGGCCTATTACGGGCCTTCCTGCCGGGTTGTGGTTTGGCTGGATGGAAACATGTACCACAAAGCCCAGCGAATTGCCCAGCGGATGAACATGCTGGGGATGGATGCTAGGGCTGTTTACTCTGACTTAGACCCTAAGTGCTATAGTGATGAAGAAATTCGTAAAAAGGTGTTGACAAGTGACTAGAAAGTGTGGTATACTAGATGTATAGGCTGGAATTTTATCGGTGAGGTACGTTGTTATCCAGCCACGCCTTCAAAAGAAGGCTCTCGCACAAACAAGATACAGGTGCAAACGTGGGCAAGCCTAGAGCGTGTAGGGACACCACTATATGTGGTCGGACGAATAGTCTAGGGCTGATTGGAACTTCAGGGTGATACCTAAGTCTTCAAGCTGGTTTATACTCGTAATTGGGTAGGGACTAGGCTTGAAGAAATTTCTTAGGGTGATATATAATTATGGAATATATTAAAGATCAATTATACGTAGCTTTTAATAAGCAAGCAGATTATACTTACTACTATAAGTATTTAGGAAATGATCAGTGGACAGGTGGCTGGATTGATCCCATAAAGGTAGCTAAGGATACTGTACCTACTTGGAATACATCAGATCTACATGTATTGGGTACTGCTACCAAACACGATCCGAAGTTAACCGAAGAACTACAAAAATTATTCAGAGCTGAACTTCCTATGAATGGTATGGTAAAGAAACTGGTAAACCTTGAGTTCACGTGGGAGTTTAACGAAGTTAAGCCAAAGAAGCTTCCTCCTAACATTCGTATTATCAATAAACGAAATGACATTTGAAGAATTCATGGTCCTAGAACACGGACTACTAAAAAATCCTACTTTAGGTAAATCCTGGACAGCGTACCTTGAACGAAAAGAAAATGAATATGCTTTAAGGTATTGGAAAGAGAGGTATAAAGAAGCCCTAAATAAGAAACCTATTCGTATAATTAATGCAAAGAAACCATCATGACATTCAATGAATATATGAATGAGACTTTAGGGGGTCCTATTGGATTTCCCTTTGGCACATGGGATAACTGGCTTGCCCACCATAAGGAACACTCTGATCTAGGAAACAGCTTTTATTATGCACAGGTATGTGTTAAACATGTACAAGAATATTTAAAGAAATGTCAAGAAAAGGGTATACAACCTATTCCTATTAATAAAGAAAAGAAGAGTATCAGAATAATTAATGCACCACGAACTATCGATAATCAAAGCATTTCTTAAATATGAAGTCTGGCTTAGTTATCAAGAGTGCCTAACAGCTACTGATTTTCCAGAGGATCTACAGCTACTCTATCGTACTCTGGATAGCTTCCATAAAACTAACGACTCCAAGCAGGATCTACACCTTCTAGACCTAAGTAATCTGTTCTTCAGTAACCGACCGAAAGACAGGGAGTTCTACGAAGGTGTATTCAAGACTCTCGATTCGTACGAACCTAATTACGAGACAGTAAAACAATTAATCCTATCGATTAAAAGAGCAAAGACTCTTAGAGAAATTAGTATTGCCAGCTACGAAGTAGCAGAAGGCAAAAAAGAGTTTGATAAGCTAGCTCCCCTGCTAGCCTCACTCAGCGAAGAACAAGACCAAGGTAGTGAGCAAACCGACGAGTTCGTCACAGACGATCTAGAAACACTCGTCAATAAAGTTTATCTGACTCCCGGCCTACGTTGGCGTTTAAATACGCTAAATCGAATGCTAGGCTCATTGCGTAAAGGTAACTTCGGTTTCCTATTCGCTCGTCCTGAGACAGGTAAAACCACCTTCCTTGCATCTGAAGTTAGTTTCATGGCTGAACAGGTCAAAGGGCCTATTCTCTGGTTTAACAATGAAGAAGTACATGAGAATGTAAAGCTACGGATTATCCAAGCTAGTTTAGGTATTAGTACTGAAGAGATTCTCAGTAATGTAGCTCGGTATCAGAAGGAGTTCCTAGAGCGTACTAAAGGTCATATAAAAATGCCTTCAATGGCATCATTCAATAAAAGTGATATCGAACGTCTATGTAAGAAATACCAACCTAGTCTTATTGTGCTTGATCAAATAGATAAGATCCAAGGGTTTGCTGCTGACAGAGAAGACCTGATGTTAGGTGCGGTCTATCAATGGGCACGAGAGTTAGCAAAGTTATATTGTCCTGTAATCGCTGTATGCCAAGCGGATGCTACTGGAGAGAACACTAAATGGTTAACGATGAATAACGTAGCCAATGCAAAGACTGCTAAGCAAGCAGAAGCAGATTGGATTCTTGGTATCGGTAAGATCCATGATACCGGATGGGAGAAGATCCGATTTCTACATCTATCTAAGAATAAGCTAACAGGAGATAAGGATACTGAAGCAGAGCTTCGCCATGGTAAACTAGAATGTCTTATCGAACCACAAATTGCTAGGTATGCAGATATAAAGAGATGAAGCATCCAAAGAATAGAACTACAATATATGTGATTATCCGCTTAGCCTATAACAATCCTGTTATCCTTGATTCCTTTAGAACTTATGAAAGAGCAGAAGAAGTTCTAGGCATCTATCAAAAAGATAAACCTGAATACGAATACGAAATAATGGCGAGTACATACTACAATGAGTAAAATGACTGAGATTTCTGAAGAAAGATATGAATACCTTCTAGAGAGAGATGCTTGGCTTGATGCCTTGGAGCAAGCAGGGGTAGATAATTGGGAAGGTTACGACGAAGCACTTGAGATTTACAATGCTTTTAATGCAGAATAAATATGAATGTCACATCACTACTTTTACTAGTAGTGCAGAAGTAGCTACAGAAGTGGCTAAAGAACTCCACTGGAAAACGTCAGAGATTGCACGAGATCCTGTACTAGGTAATGATACATATTTCTATTTAACTAGTCATAGTGATTCATATGATCGTATGTGGGAACGTATGGTAGAAGCAGTAAATTTACTAGAACTTAAGGGCTGTAAAGTAGTTCGAGAAAAAATTGAGCATATCGTCTATGACCGACGGTATTAAAGAGGACAACAATGATACTTACTGTCTTAACTTTCTTGAGTATCAGAATTTAACTGCATTGAATACCAAGCTACAAGATAAACTACTGGTATTCTTCAATGCTAAGTTCGACGTGCATTGGTATCGAAGGCTAGGTCTATCAAGTGTGCTGGAAAGTAAGATATGGTGTTGTCAGGTAGCTGAGTTTGTATTAGAGGGACAAACTAAACCATATCCAAGCCTTGAGAATACTGCTGTTAAGTACGGCTTAGGACATAAGATCGATGTAATCAAAGAAGAGTATTGGAGTAAGGGAATCAATACTGATGAGATTCCTACCCAAGTTCTTCATGAGTACTGTATCCAAGACGTAAATCTTACCTACCAGATTTATCTCAAACAACTAGAGCAATTTCAAAAGAGTCCTAAGCTCTTTGTACTATTCAAATTGATGTGTCAGGATCTGCTGGTCTTGGAGGAAATGGAATGGAATGGCTTGATATGTGATGAGGAGTTGTGTAATCAGCGAGCGGAGGAATTAGATAAAGAAATACAACAAATCAGAGAACAACTATCTAACGTATATCCTGACATTCCCATTAACTTTGGTAGTAACGATCAGCTTAGTGCTTTCCTATACGGTGGTAAAATCCCTAGAAAAGTTAGCAAGCATGTAGGATTTTATAAGAACGGTAAACCTAAATATAAACTCGAAGATGAGCCTTGGGTACTACCACGATTAGTAGAGCCCATCAAGGGTTCAGAGATGCAAAAAGAAGGTGTGTATGCGACAGATGAAGCTACTTTACGAAAGCTTAAAGGTCCGGCTGCAACTAAGTTTGTTGGTCCTTTACTTAGGTTGGCTGAACTTGAGAAACTATGTTCGACGTACTATCGAGGACTTCCTAAAATTATTGAAGAAATGAATTGGTCTAAAGGAGAGATCCACGGTAACTTCAATCAAGTAGTTGCAGCTACAGGGCGTCTGAGTAGCACAAAACCTAATCAACAGAACTTCAGTAGTGATTGTTTAGACGTCTTCATTTCGAGGTATAAGGATGGATGAAATTGACGACTATATCTTTGCTTTAATGGAATTGGCTGCTTTACTTCAAACAGTAGGTCCCAGCAAGCTATTAAACGATTTCAAGCAACAATATCCTAAAGAGTATCAACAGCTTGTTTTAGGAGTCTTGGAGGAATTACCCAAGTGACATTTGAAGAGTGGTATAAAACTTTAGGAACGGCGGGTAAGAATCAAAATCCCTTTGGAGATTGGTTTGTTGCTATGCAAGAGGCTTATAAAAAAGGATTTGAAGAGGGTAAGAGAGAAAGTGAGGGCGCCGATGTTAGTGCAAGCTGACGCGGCGCAACTTTAGAGTGGCGTACTGCGGTAGAACTGAGTAATGATGAGGTAGGTCTAGCTGAGATATTAGAGAAACAGGATACGCACAGCCTCAACCAAGTTGCGTTCCAGTTACCATCTAGACTCATTGCTAAGATCTATTTGTTTCGTACTATCTTCCGTGGTTCCGGTTGGAGCTTTGCTAATGATCCAAAATTTACTCACGTATCTAGTGATCCTAAATACTGGGATAAGGTAAACGAGAAATTCTATGCCAAGTACCATGGCTTAGATAAACAACATAAAGTGTGGGCTGACTTAGTAGTCCAAGGAAAGCCTATTGTAGGCCCTTTAGGGCGATTTTGGCCCATTGATATGGGTACGGACTACCGAGGTAATTTAAAGATCCCATGGACCGTTCTAAGCAATTACCCAGTACAGGGGACTGGGGCCGACGTGATGACTATTGCACGTATATCCTTCTTCAATCGTATGAAGAAGTTGGGATTGTTTCAAAAGGGCGTGTTGCTAGTCTCATCAGTGCACGACAGTATTGTAGTGGATGCCCCCGAAGAGCTCATTCAGGACATTACGAACCTTTTCCATCAGGTGTTCGATGCGTTGCAGATGAATATCTACAAGGTGTTCGGATATGAATGGCGAGTACCACTCGCTTGTGAGGTAAAGTATGGACCTAATATGAAATCAATGACAAAGATTGAGAGGACAGATGACATATAACTGGCTAGAACATTTAGAAACGCTACAGCGTATGGCAGATGAAGGTGAGTCGATATCTTCTATTGCCAAGTCTTTTGGGTTATCCCGTGAACGGGTACGACAGGTGTTTAAGAAGTATGGTCTTAAACCTAGTTCAAATCCCAAGAGACAAACGACTAATCGACCTACCCACTATAATAAAAAGACTTGACTTTTGATATGGATTCGGGTAAAATATTAAGTATAGACTACAGATTATGTTATCAATTTGTCTATTTTAATCGTAACTATTTTAACGATGATATACCAAAACTGCTAACAAAATATGTTGAAGCAGTGGATGCGTCAAATCATCATGTACAAACAATCAGAGAACTAAAGAAATCAATCGTGATTCTCGAAGCTGAGAATCGTTTACTCAAGGAGAGCGTTAGTTGAACTTTTCAATTCAGGTAGTACAAGTAGACAAGCAATTCAAGCCAACCGATAAGGGAGGCTATACCCAACTAGAGGTAGCCTTTAAGAACCTCAGTACGGGTAAGCTAGAGAGTAAGAAGTTAATGAGCTTCACCAAGCCTGAGGGTGTGTATAAAGCCCTAGTGGATGCAAAGCAAGGTGATACCTTCAATATCACCAGTAACAAGAATGAGAAGTCAGGATACTGGGACTGGGTAGCAGCTACTCAAGGAGCACCAGATCTTCCACAGCAACAACCAACTAAAACTACTGGTATGGGAAATGCCTCACCTAAAAGCACCTACGAGACCCCCGAAGAACGTGCAAAGAAGCAAGTGTACATTGTCCGTCAGTCTAGTATTAGTAATGCTATCGAGCTTCTTAGTGTGGGTGCTAAGGCACCCCCTAAGCTAGAAGATGTACTGAAGGTAGCTCAGGATTTTACTGACTTTGTATTCCAACAACAGAAGGAAGATGTATTCAATCTTCCTAATGATCTTCCACAGGATGTAGAGGTAGAATGATGTATAAGATTATGCGAACTGGTCGTCGGTTTAATACCAAGAGTTATCCAACCTACGAAGAAGCTCGTAAGGCAGTACGGCGTACTGTAACAAAGCTACTTGGTGGATATGCAGATTCTTTTGGCAGTTTGGGATTCTCTATTCAGAAGATTAAGTGAGAGAGCTTGCGTTAGTAGATGGGGATATAGTCTGTTACAGATGTGCAGCAACTGCTGAAAACGATCCCGTTGAAGTAGCTGAAGTACGGGTAGATGAATTAATGAGACGAATCCTTCATGAAACGGATGCTTTGACTTATAAGGCATTCTTAACAGGTAAGGATAACTTTCGTAAGACCCTCTATCCAGAGTACAAAGCGAATCGTAAAGATAAGCCCAGACCCATCTGGCTACAGGCATGTAGAGATCATCTGATTAAATACTGGAATGCTGTTGTAGTAGATGGTCGAGAAGCAGATGATGAACTGGGTATTGAACAAACAGCACACGAATTAGATTCGATTATCTGCTCGATAGATAAGGATCTTTTACAGATTCCTGGATATCATTATAATTTCGTAAAGAGTGAGCAGCTATTCGTATCGCCTTACGATGGATTACGAAATTTCTACGCTCAGGTAATCACTGGAGACGCCTCTGATTATATCCCAGCATTCGATGGTAAGTTTCGAACGAGTATACCGAAGTTTGTACAGAAGCTTCTCGATCCCCTATGGGAAATGACTGAAGAGTTGGATATGTACAATCATGCTTTACAGGTGTGGCTAGACCATTCCTTTAGAGATGGATATGATATTGTCTTGGATGTGCAAACCTATGCAAAGTGTTTATGGATTATGAGAAAGGAAGGTGAGTATTGGCGCGTACCAGAAGAAAAAGAGACGGACCATATAAATCAAGACTAGAGGATAAGATAGCTGCTGTATTAAAGCACGCTAAACAAGAAGTCAAGTATGAAAAAGACAAACTCAAGTATACCGTCGAGCACACCTATAACCCTGACTTTACCTTGGGTAGCAATACCTACATTGAAGGTAAGGGATTGTTTAAAGCCGCTGACAGGGCTAAACACTTATACATTAAATCACAGCATCCAGAAGTCAAAATCTTTTTCGTCTTTGGTAATCCATACAATCGGCTTAGTAAGGTGTCAAAAACTACTTATGCCGAATGGGCAGATAAGCACGGATACCAATGGTGCTCGATTGAAGATTTCAGCAAGTCTAAAGTAAAACAGTGGCTTGATTCCATAAAGGAGAATGGTAATTAAAGTATACCAAACAATTAAAACAGAAAATGGTACAGTTGAATTTAAAGGTGAGTTATCTCCTGAAGAGGCTGACTACGTAATTACAATGGGCCTTAATTATCTTCTTCAGCATGGAGCATTACCATTCAAGGCAGTGTCTGATCAAGATGAATTAATGAACTATGTTCCTGGTAACTTTAACGAACAATGAGACATTTGGTACTACCCGATACTCAGATACGACCAGGAGATAATGTAGATTTTCTAGAAGCTATTGGTAACTACATTGTTAAGAAGCAGCCAGAGGTAATTGTTTGTCTAGGCGACTTCGCAGATATGTCTAGCCTCAGTTCATATGATGTAGGAAAGCGAAGCTTCGAGGGTAAACGATATGTAAAGGATATTGAAGCCGCTCGTGATGCTATGGGTACCCTCTTAGTTCCTATATGGGAATTTAATAACAGGGCAAGAGAAAATAAGCATCGACAATATAAACCACGAATGGTGATGTGTATCGGTAATCACGAACAGCGTATTCACAAAGCTGTAGACAATGACCCCAAGCTAGAGGGTGTGCTCAGTATCAAGGACTTAAGGTATGAAAGTTATGGCTGGGAAGTATATCCATTTCTTGAAGTCGTGGTTATTGACGGTGTTGCTTACAGTCATTATTTTACCAGTGGTTCTCTTGGTAAGCCTTGTTCTAGTGCTGCTGTTATGCTTAACAAAAAGCATATGTCTTGTATTGCAGGTCATCAGCAAGGACTACAGATTGCAATGGGCCATCGTGCAGATGGTACCCCTATCACCTCAGTTATTGCTGGATCTTGTTACGAGCATGATGAAGATTATCTGGGACCACAAGGAAATAAACACTGGCGAGGTGTGCTCGTACTACACGAAGTAAAAGATGGGGCATTTGATATTATGCCAGTTAGCTTAGCTTATATTAAGAATAAATATACATAAAATGAATGACTGGCTACGAACTTACTTACGTGAAAGAGTTAAATACAAGATGTCTAAAATTTATAAAGCATTTGAAAACTATGATAGAGTGGGACGGTCTGATTTTACCACCAATTAATCTATATAATGTACCAAAGATGAACGCAAACGATAAACAAATTGGTGGAGATCACTACAAGAAATATAAGGGACTAGAGCCGTGGGATGTAGTACTAGCTTGGAATCTCGGATACCTAGAGGGCACTGCTCTTAAGTATATCGCTCGGTGGCGAGATAAGAACGGTATTGAAGACCTGAAGAAGGCTATCCACTTCCTAGAGAAGCTGATTGAAGTAGAAGGTATGAAACCCCAACCGGGGCAGGTTATGTACAACCAACAAAAGGTAGGTGATGGTACAGTAATATTTCAAGATAAGTCCATATACAAAGATACGATTGAAAAAGAATGGTCCCAGCCGTGGGGCTCTGTTCTAGGATCTAAGAAATGAACTTTAATCAGTATCAACGGAAGGCGATGAGCTTTCGATTACTAAGTGCCGGATACATCTATGCTCTATTAAATCTCCTTGCTAGCTAAGAGCTTACGAGACGGACTTAAAGAAAATCACAAAGAACTAGTTAAGAAAGAGTTGGGTGATATTCTTTGGTGCCTGGCTGCTGTAGCTGATGATTGTGGATTCAAGCTAGAAGAAGTAGCTACAGGCAACATCGAGAAGCTTCAAGCACGTAAACAGAATAACACTATTCAGGGGTCAGGGGATGAGAGGTAACGGGTGACGTATCATAATTTAGAAGAACTAAAAGAGTTGATCGCCTCTGAATTAGATGTAGATCAGATCTTGGATATCTTAGGGTGGGGAACATGGGAGCTAGTAGAAGCTCTTACGGATGAGATCAGGGAAAATCGAGATGACTTTGAGGATGCTATTAGATGAAAGTAATTATTGCTGGTAGTCGTCACATGCCCATAGAAGACTACCCTTTAATTCATAGAGCAGTTTTAGCTTCCGGCTTTAATCTTACAGAGGTGGTTTCAGGCCATGCCAAAGGGGCAGATCAATTAGGTGAGTTTTATGCCAAACAAAAACAACTTCCTTGTAGAATATTTCCAGCTGATTGGCATACATATGGTAAAGCGGCAGGTCCCATTAGAAATAAACAAATGATGGAATACTCCGATGCAGCTATTGTCTTTATTTGGGATAATTCTCGTGGTTCTGCTAATATGATTAAACAAATGCAAGAGAATAATAAACCCGTTTTTATTGTTAAAAATGGGAAATTATAAATGAAAGAGAAGACATACAAAGAACGGGATAACGAAAAGGCTCGCGGAAAGAAGAGATACCAAGAAAGAGTAATTGAAGAACACGAAGCAGAAAAAGAAATTAAGGAGTTTGATCGACATGAAGATATCCCCAATGAAAGTAGAACTGATCGACAGTATGGGGTCGGATTTATCTATCGTGAACGCCGCTCGCGTAAGTTTCCACAAGGAGAGTGATTGGGAGTATCTATATGACAATCACGATGGTCATGGTTTTGGAACCCTGTCTGTAAAAGATCAGAAGCTAATCAACTACCTAGCTACTCATAATCACTGGACTCCTTTTGCTCACGCCTTTATGTCGTTCCGAATAAAGGCTCCTATCTTTGTTGCTCGTCAGTTGGTTAAGCATCAGGTAGGCTTGGTATGGAATGAGGTATCTCGAAGATATGTTGACGACGAGCCTGAATTCTGGTTTCCTATGGAATGGCGGGGAAAACCAGTAAATGCTAAACAGGGTAGTTCAGGTGATGCCCCTCCATATGCATACTCACTAGGTATGGAAAAAGTTCTAATTCCTGTATTAGAACAATATAATTGGATGATTGAAACAGGAGTAGCACCCGAACAAGCTCGTATGGTACTACCACTTAACTGTTTAACGGAATGGATATGGAGTGGTAGTTTAGTTGCCTTTGCTCGGGTATGTAAACTACGCCTCGATCCGCACGCACAACTTGAATGCCAAGAAGTAGCAAAGAAGATCTATGACTTGGTTCCAGATGATTTCGAGCACTCATGGAGTGCACTAATGGGAGAAACAAAATAACTGATTTTAATACAGATTTACAAACTTACGTATACAAGTCTCGATATGCTAAATGGCTAGAATCGGAAGGTCGTCGAGAGAGTTGGAAGGAGACGGTAACGCGATACTGTGACTTCTTCCAGAAACGATTCCCTGAGACTTTTCCATATAATGATATTTGGAATGCTATCTACAATCTAGATGTTGTCCCTTCAATGCGGGCTCTGATGACAGCAGGCCCTGCCTTAGAGCGAGATAATATTGCTGGATATAATTGTAGTTACATTCCGATTATTGATATCCGCTGTTTCGATGAAATCATGTATATCCTGATGTGCGGTACAGGAGTAGGTTATAGTGTAGAAAGGCAATATGTCAGCAGGCTACCGGACGTGGCAGAGACTTTACATGAAACAGGATCTACAATTCACGTTGCAGATTCTAAAACAGGGTGGGCCGCAGCATTTCGACAACTCATCTCTCTACTATATGCGGGGCAGATTCCTAAATGGGACACCAGCAAGATCCGACCCGCTGGAGCTAGACTTAAAACGTTTGGAGGAAGAGCTTCAGGACCTGGACCCCTGGAAGAGTTATTTACCTTCACGGTTTCCTTATTTAAAAAAGCTGCTGGACGGAAACTTAATTCAGTCGAAGTTTCTGATCTTGTCTGTAAGACGGCAGAGGTTGTGGTTGTGGGAGGAGTAGAGCCTAAGAAATACTAAGGCTCTCGATTTGAACTGAAAGGAGAAATCATGGAAAGCTTTAGCGAGTACACAGTTCGTAAACAAAAATTTCGTTATTTAGATTTCAATAAGATTGACAATAAAGACTTAGCCTATGTATGTGGTTATCTAGCAGGTGATGGGGCTTTCCTAGCAAATGCTGGTTATCCAAAGTTGTCTTTAAGCTCTGTTGATAAGCATATCATTGAAGCTTTTAAAGCTTATCTTTGTCCAGATACCTCTATTCAATATGTAGGTAAACATAGTACAGAGAGAGTTAAAGCAGTTAATGATATTTGGAGTATTAATCTTTCTATGAAAGTGTCTCAGGCATTTAAGCCTTTTGGTATTTTCTGTTATAAGAAAGACCGACGAGTAATAGGCATTCCTAACCATCTCTTTATTCATTACTTCCATGGGGTAATGGATGCAGACGGCTTTATTGGAATAACTGTTAGACGAGACTGTCGTTTACCTAGAGTGCGGATTTTTATCACTCATGAGAGTGAAAAGTTTCTAGTAGATTTACAAAATAAACTAGATGAACTTTTTGAGATTCCCTCTACTATTAGACAACATGGTACAGGCTGTTATCGTCTTCAATTACAACATACAGAAAAGAATAAACTGTTTTTAGATATGTTATATAGTGATACTCCTTTTGTATATTCTAGACAACGAGAAAATGTTTACAGAAATCGTCTAGCTCCAGACGTTGGGTTAATTGCTGGAAAGCGAAAGCCAATCAGCAGCCAAGCAGTAAGTATACTTGCTGAAGGTTCAGAGACTACCTGAGAAGTATAATCTTCTTAATAACAGGAAAGAACGCCCAAAACAGAAATGTTAAGATATAGTCCAACAGTAGACGGAGTGCTCTTATCTGTCTTAGTAATCTTACGGACGAGAGGATGCGTAACTACAAAAATGGGCAGTGGTGGGTAGATGAGAAACAACGAGCTTTAGCTAACATCTCTGCTGCGTATACTGAGAAGCCAGATATCGGTATTTTCATGAAAGAGTGGCAAGCACTATATGAATCAAAATCAGGAGAGCGTGGAATCTTTAATCGAGTTTCTGCACGTAAACAGGCAGAAGCTTGTGGACGTAGAGACACAAATCATGATTTCGGCACGAACCCTTGCGGGGAAATCATACTCCGACCTTTCGGCTATTGTTAATTAATAGCAACTTCATACAGTAATGTATGTCGAAACCGTGTGAATTCAGGGGAAGACCAGACCGGTTAATCCTGACCCAAGTTAAATCGGGGGCAACGACTAGAGCGAAAGCTCGTACACTCAAGTGAGTGGAAGCGCACGGCCCCGTCCACATAGAAGACGGGTGAAGATATAGTCTGAGCTATATAGGAATATATAGGAGGGAATTTGAGAAATAGACAAGGTTATTTTGTTAGTGATAATGGTATGCGTGAGTGTACTGGTTGTGGAATTATTTTTCCTCAGACTAGTAAAATGACCTTGTGCAAATCATGTAATAGTTCAAGAGTAAAAAGTATGACTCCAGAGTGGAAAATGCACCAGCGCGCTAAACAGCGTGCTAAATTCTGTGGTATGGAGTTCGATATAGAAGTTGAAGATATTATAATCCCAGATACCTGCCCTATTTTGGGCATTTCTTTAAATATGAATTCAGGTAGGTCTGGTGCTTATAAAAACTCTCCTTCTTTAGATCGGATTAATAATTCTCTTGGATATATTAAAGGTAATATTTGGGTGATCTCTCAACAAGCAAATGCCATGAAAGGCGCAGCAAGTGTGGAAGATCTACAGAAATTTGCTGATTGGATTAATTCTCAATATCCCCGGCAGGAAGTAACGACTCCTGTTGAACATAACTGAATCTTAGCGAAGTTATTGTCAGAGCAAGCGACTCTTTTGATGACCTTAAGCGAAAGGTGCAACTCGCTACTATTATCGGTACCTTCCAATCAACGCTCACAGATTTCCGGTACATTCGCAAACAATGGAAAGTAAATGCTGAAGAGGAACGACTACTAGGGGTATCTCTTACAGGAATTATGGACCATGTACTATTAAGTGGTTCATCTTGTGATGCAAGATATAACAATGTTCTTGAAGAAACACTACAGCAATTAAAGAATGAAACAATCCAGACAAACAAGGAATGGGCAGCTAGGCTGGGTATTCCTGTTAGTGCTAGTATTACTACCATTAAGCCCTCTGGTACTGTTAGCCAGCTTGTGGATTCTGCTAGTGGTATTCATCCTCGGCATAATCAATACTATGTACGTACAGTGCGAGCGGATGTTAA